AGCTTTAGTTAATACACGGTGGCGCTTTGCAACGGATCAACTTGTATTGAACCGACTTAGCGATGCACCTACTGGCAGATATGAAGCAGCATATCAAATGCCAAACAACTCACTTATGATCCACGCTTTAACAGTAAACGGATTTAACATTGAGTTTCAAACTTACAGTGACAATCTATTCTGTGATGCCGATGCTTCTGATGAAGTAGTGGCAGATTATACATATAGAGTTACCGAAGAGTATTGGCCTTCTTACTTTACAATGGCTGTTCAATTTCAATTGGCTTCTGTATTTGCAGTATCATTAGCGCGTGATGGTAGTCTTTCTCAGCTTATGGATCAAAAGGGCGCAATGCTTATGGCTAAAGCCAGAGGTCTTGATTCACAATCGCAAACAACACGTAGGCTGGATACATCAAGATTTATTAGTAATAGGCGCAGCTAATGCAGAAAGTACAGGTTCCGATAACTAACTTCCAATTCGGTGAGGTTAGTCCTTCTTTGTCATCCCGAACTGATACTGCTGTATATACAGCGTCTGCACAAAAAGTAGAAAATATGTTTATTCGCTCCGAGGGTGGCGTAATTAAACGCGCTGGTTTGCAGAATTTATACAAGTACACTGACATAACATACAACTCTGCCAAGACGCATCAAGCTAGATTAATGCCATTTATTTTTTCAGATGACGAGCAATACATAGTTTCTATGGAGAATGCTAAGGTACGCGTATTTATCATTGATCCGTCTACTGGTGCAGTATCATTAACAGCTACACTTACTGCTGATGTTGACAGCGCAGCATTACCTTTTTCTGACACTTACTTGCATGAGTATACCTTTGCTCAGTTAGGTGATGTGTTGTTTGTGTGTCATCCTTTGTTTATGCCAAGGCAGATTGTAAGAACAAGCCTTACTGCATTTCAAGTAGAAACATTTACGTTTGATACTCGCTCTGACAAAGAACAGATTTATCAGCCTTACTATAACTTTCATAATGCAGGTGTATCTTTAACGCCTAGCGGAACAAGCGGCAGCATTACTTTAACCATTGGCGATTTTAGTGGAGAAGAAGATGATGATGGTATTTCTGTATCAGCAGAAGTTGGAAATAATGCTAACTTAGTTCTTGGAGGCGCGTTAGCATCTAGTGGGTCAGTTACATTTACTCACGGTAGGTTAGTTAGTATTACATCTGGTAGTAATGACAGTGGTATGTCATTTACTGTAACTGGCACAAACGTAGACGGAGATGCACAAACTGAAAGTATTACTGGTGCAAGTACTGATGTTGCTATTGGTACTAAGTTTTTTAAGACTATTACACAAATTGCTGCGGTTGGTGATCCTGCTGGAACAGTAAAAGCTGGTGTTACTAATAAAGTTGCTGTGCCTTACTTTGATACTACTGGGAGTCAAGCTGATGGCAACTATGCAAGTTCAAAACATGTTGGAGTAACTTTACTTTATCATAATTCAGAAATACTTATTACTTCTGTGCAGTCTGGCACTCAAGCTACTGGCACTGTATTAAATAGTTTGTTTGTGCAACTTGCAGCTAATGCACTTAAAACTATTGATAATTCAACTACAGTAGAAGTAACGCATATTAAGCATGGTATGAGAGTTGGGGATTCTTTTACACTATCTGAAACTTCTGGTGTAAGTAATATTTCTACCAGCAATCTTAATGGTGATAGAATAATTACAAAGATTGTAGATGATAATCACTATACGTTTACGGCTGGTGGTTCTGCTAACGGTTCTGCGGATGGTGGCGGTTCTCCTAAAGTAACATCTGCTTCGCCTACTACAGATTGGGCAGAGCAATCATACTCTAGTCTTAGAGGCTTTCCATCTGCTATTACTTTTCATCAGAATAGACTTTGTTTTGCTGGTACAATAGCGCAACCAGATAGTATTTGGATGAGTAAATCTGCATCATATTATAACTTTGATGTTGGTGATGCTAACGATAGTGACTCAATACATTTAACTGCAAGCACTGGTGAAGTTCAACAAATTAGGCATTTAGTTTCTAATAGAGACTTGCAGGTGTTTACTGCTTCTTCTGAAATGTATGTACCTGCATTCCAAGACAAACCTATCACACCAACTAACGCACAAGTTAGAAGGCAAACGCCATTTGGTAGTGACTCTATACGTCCACAAGTTTTAGATGGTGCTACTATATTTGTGCAAGCTGGTGGATCTATTGTGCGTGAGTATTTGTTTACAGATTCAGAGGAAGCCTACACTGCTGTTCCTGTGTCTTCTTTGTCTTCTCATTTGATAGACAATCCTGTGGAAATGAATACCTTTTACGGCGCTGTAGATCGCTCTGAAAGTTATATTTTTGTTAGAAATTCATCTGGAAAAATGGCTGTGTTTAATTCTAACAGAGCAGAGCAGCGTGCTGGTTGGGCTGAGTTTACTAGCCAAGGATTGTTTCACTCTACAGTTACTATAGATGATCGTGTGTTTGCTAACGTAGCTTTCCCGATGGGGAACGATACAACGAGGTATGTACTCTGTGAACTTAAATCAGATTCTAATATGGATATGTCCAAGACCTATACCGCGACAAGTACGAACAATGGAATCTTCACTGTTTCATCAGACTTTGAAAACGGTGCTGTTGTTAATGTTGTTAGCGGTAATAACTATATTGGTGAGTTTACTGTTTCTGGCGGCAATGTTGATGTTAGTGCTGTAGAGGGATTAAACACTGCAGAGATTGGTTATAAGTTTGATGTTACCCTTAGAACTAATCCTATAGATACTAATACGAAAGCTGGCCCTGTTAGTGGTAAGATTAAAAGTCTTGCCAGTGTTATTGTTGACCTTAACTCTACGTTATCAATTAATGTTAATGGCACTAACTTAGTTATTCGTCAGGTTAATGATGATTTATCTCAAGAACAGACTGCAGTTACAGGACGTAAAGAATTTAGATTAATGGGTTATGGCCGGACACCACAAATAACTATTAGTCAATCAGCGCCGTTACCTCTACAGGTTAATGGCTTAATAGCGGAGTTAGTGTTTTGAAAGACTTATCATTACACACAGACTTTGATTCTCTTGAGCGTGAAATGCTTGAGGTTGAGCAGGTACACTGTCCTGTTAAGCATCATTTTGGTTCTGGTATTTATATCCGTGAAGTGTTTTTACCAGCAGGTACATTGGTTCTTGGTCATGCTCATAAAGAAAAACATATAACTATTATGCTTCAAGGCGAAATGATGGTTCACAATGGCGGTAAGGTTAGCAGGGTTAAAGCGCCTTGTACTTTCTTGGCTGATGTGGGGCGCAAAGCGGCGTTTATAATTGAAGACGCCATAGTGCAGAATGTATTTGCAACAGAAGAAACAGACTTAGATGTGTTAGAAGATATGTTTATAGATAAAACAGAATTTGCCCTTGGATATGAGCAAGAAGTTAAACAGCTAAAAGCTAAATTTTTGGAGGCAATGTAATGTCTTTTGTATCAGCAGCAATTGTAGTTGGAACAGGTTTATCTGCTTATGGTTCTATTAGGGCTGGAAAAGCTAATAAAGCTGCAGCATATGCAAATGCAGCGCAAATGGAACGAGAACGAGAATTGACAAGAATCCAAGCTACTCAAAACATGACTGCTATGGCTCAAGATTATGCTATGGCTACATCGGCTAATGAAGCATTTTTTGCTGGTGTTCTTGGTCGTGATGTAAGCGATAGAAGTCTGCGCGCTTTTATGGAGCAGCAAGAAGAAACCTATAGCACAGACATTTCTAGGCTGGCTTCTGATACTAATATGAGAGCTAAGACATTAACCTTGTCTGCTGCTGCAACAAGAAAAGCAGGCAGAAATGCTTTGAGCGCTAGTTACTTTAATGCAATGAGACAAGTCGCTGGTGGTATTTATCAATACGGTCAGGTTGGTGGCGATGTACCTCAAAACAGTCAAAACAGAAAACTATCTTTGTCTTTTACTGCTGGTGGTGGCGATACTGCCCCCCTTAATAGTAATACACGGACTAGCTCTGGATACAGAAGATACTTGGCAAGGAGTTAATAAATGGCTGTAGTTCGTCAAACTCAAAGGGTTTTTAATAAACCAATCGGTGTAACTCGCATGAATACTGGCGAGGCTGAACTGTGGCAGACGGTAAGCAATGCAGCTAGTACCATTAACAATATTGCAATGGACTATGAGAAAACTGTTGGAGTAGCTAAAGCTCAAGAAGCTGCGTTAGGCGTAGCAAGAAATGATGTTATCTCTATTGATCCATCTACAGGCAAGCCAGTTGCTCTTAGAGTTGCAGAGCAATACGGTTCTATACGCGCTCGTGCATTTACAGATATTATTAATAGAAGATTTGAAGAATCTATATCAAATGAAATAACTACTAAGGGCATAGATTTTGCAAACAAGTATCCTAGCTCTGCTGTTTTTAATGAGGAAATGTCTAGGTATATTCAAGACTTAGTTGATTCTTCTAATGGAATGTATAGCGAGTTTATACAAGAAACTGGTACTGTTTATATAGCCAAGGCTACAAAGACATTGCAAAGTGCGGAAAGGGCTGCAGCTAAGTCTGCTGCAAAGAATGCGGCAGAATTTACAAAACAAGTAACAATGCGAAAAGCAATAGAGCTTTCTGCTGCTGGCGGTGATCCTGTAGAAATAGATGAACAGTTTAAAATTGCACAAGCTGCTATTGAAGATGACTTTAAACTTGATAGAAATGCCTCTCAATATTTTGCATCTATAGACGAGCTTAATCTTGCTAGAGCAAAATCATCTATTGGACATTTGCAAAGTGTTACTGCTGGTTTAACTAAGTCTCAAATCCTTACAATAAGCGCAGCTATAGAAAACCCATTAGCTTTAGGTTTGCTTGGTGATGAGTTAGCTGAATATAAATCATTGATTACCTCAATTCAAAGCAATGCAAAGTATCAAGGCTTAGACAAACTTTCAACTTTGTTTGATGGTCAGGTGTCAGATCAAGACTCTATAAACATATCAGAGTACAATGAAAGCATTGTTACTTTATTAGATTCACAAAACCCAACAACGCAATACCATGCTCATAGACTTCATACTAGCAATGTATCTGGTGAAGCGGTTGTTAATAAAGACAACATGGGCAAGGCATCAATGCAATTGCCAGCAAGGTTGTTAAGCAAAACTGTAATTAGTTTTTTAGCTTCTAGTACAACAGATAACGACAAAAAAATTATCACTGCTGTTCTTGGCTCTTTAAACAGTTTAAATCCTAATACTGAATTGCTTAAACAAATACCTGACACATCAATAAAGAATGATGTTCAATTTATTTTAAGCAACTATACTCCTGAACAAATAAATATTTTAGTTGCTGATATAGATGGGGTTCTTAATGATGCTGCTAATTTAGATACGCAAACAAAAGCAGAAACAAAAGCTGCTGAAACTCAACTTAGATTAGCTAAGCAAGAAGCAGATGCTAGATTTGTTTTGGCAAATCAACCAGCATATCTTGAGATGTATGGCGCACTGTTAGGTGAATTAGACATTGAAACAGATCCAGTTAGAGCTAGTGTACTTGCTCAAAATTTGTATAACCATGTTACAACTACAGACCCTAGACTTGTTTCAAACGATCATAGAGTTAAAGCAAGTAACTTGTTATCTTCTAAAGCACCTGCGTTAAAGAACGCTCAAGCAAAAAAAAGTTCTGCTTTAAAAACAAATGAAGCTATTAGAGCTATCCAATTAGGTATAAAAGCTAAGGAAATAATTGGTCCGTCTGCATTTGATAGAGTTGGTGAGCTTAGAGAAATAGTTGCTGCAGCGGAGCTTACTAATTTTCACACTGATACTGTTATTAATAGCTGGTATAAACAAATAGATGATCTTGCCATTGCTGTTAAGGAAAGTAATTTAGCAACTATCTTTCAAGAATATGATAGTGAGTTGCAAAGAATTAAATCTGAGTTTAAATTAAATGCAGCCAATGGCATTGTTGACGAACAGTTTTTAATAGACAGTCTTAAGTTTATTAATCAGTTAGAAAAAAACTTTCCTACAGAGTTTGACGCTACTTCAAGAGAAGAAGCTAAATCTATTTTAATGCAAAATCATTCTACTGCTATTTCTACAGTTGCTATACAAGATTTAACTAGCGGCACTAATAGCAGGGGGCTTAGTCCAAAGGTTATTGACGAAGCTATAGCTGTAGGAAGATCAGGCATTGATGCTGTTAATTCTAAATATGGGGACACAAACACTGTAGCAAGCAAATTAGCTCGTACAATAGCAAAGATTTCTGGCACTCCATCATTTGCTAGTAACTTAAACACTATTATTGGTACAATAAAAAACACTAATGACGGACTTTGGCAAACATTTACTGAAGAGCAAAATAGAGAGAATGCTGTTGCTAGAGTAGAGAATGGCACTGGAAGTCTAGCAGATGCAGACATTTATG